GGGCCATGCGGATCGCCATGACGGAAACCTCGGCGGCTTACGGAGTGGGCCGGCAGGAAGCGATGAAGAGCGCCGGGATCACGCAAAAGAAATGGCTGACATCGGGCAATGACAATGTGCGCCCGGCGCATGCGGCGGCGAATGGGCAGACGGTCGGCATCGATGAAGATTTCACAGTGGGCGGCGAGCAGCTCGCGCATCCAGGCGACCCGGATGGTTCGCCAGGGAACGTGATCAATTGCCATTGCGTGAGCATCGCCGTGGCCGTGGCAGACGAGGAGTGAGACGAAGCGAATATGAAGACCGAACGACGAACGATAACGCCTCAGGTGCGAGTGGTCGATGCGAAGGCGGGCATCGTGGAGTATGTGGCGAGCGACGAGACGCTGGACAGTTACCGCGAGGTGATTCGCGCCAGCGGCTGGCGGTTCACGCATTTCGAGAAGAACGCGCCGTTCGTGGACAGTCACGATTATTGGACCATTGAGAAATGCGTGGGGCGGGTGCTGGATTTTGAAGTGAAGGGCAAGCAGCTCGTGGAGACGGTGCAATGGGCCATCGACGTGGAAAGCAACACGCTGGCGCGCCAGGGATTCGAAATGACGGCCAATGGGTATTTGAAGGCGGTGAGCGTTGGGTTCTGGCCGATGCGGGCGGTGAGCAAATGGGACCAGGACAAAATACAGTATTACAAAGAGCTGCAAGACCTTGGCCTGACCGAGGAGAACGGGCCGCGCGTGATTTACCTGGAACAAGAGCAGGTGGAGTTGAGCGCGTGCATCATCGGCGCGAATCCCAACGCGCTGGCCCGCGCTTATAAAGCCGGAATCCTGAGTGACGCGGACATTGACATGATTTCCCTGGAGCGAACCAAACGTGAACACGTCCCTGTGATGAGTGACCCCGCTGAGGTCGCAGGGATGAGGCAGCGGGCGCGCGAGGAGTTCCTGGGCAGGTTAAGCAAAGCAAAGGCAAAACTATGAATGAAACAGAGTTCCAGACGAAGGTTCTGGAAAGCGTCGAAGCCACCAAGACGAAGCAGGAACAAATCCTCAGCGACGTGGGCAACCTCTCGAAGGAAGGCAAGACGCTGCTGGAAGATATCACGAAACTGAAGAAGACCGCCAATGATCAGCAGGCGAACTTCGACGGGTTCCTGAAAAAGCTCTCGGACTTCGAGAAGCAGATGCGCCGTGAAGTTAAGATGGCCTTCGGCGATCCCATCGAACGGATCAGCCGGGACGAAGCGATGCGCACACGGTTCAACATCGCGGCGCGCCTGGCGGTGGACTTGAAGGGCGACATGGTGAAGTTGTGCGAGCCGTTGGTGAAAGCGCTGGGCGAGGATACAAGTCCTGGTAGCACCATCATCGATGATGCCTTGTCGACGGAAATCTACGACACGCTCTCGACATTCGGGATTTGGAGCACGCTGGCCGTGCAACGGATGGGAACGAAGCAGACGAAGTTCCCGGTGCGCACGGCGCGCCCGGTGGCAAACTTCATGCTGACAGAAGCGGGGACTATCTCCGACGACTCCAACTCGGCGGGCACAAGTGTGACCCTCGAAGTGGAGTTGATCGCGGCGTTGCTCAATGTCTCGCGGCAATTGATCGAAGACGCGGAGATCGACATCACGCGGGATGTGATGTCGCAATTCGCGGAAGCTTACGCGAACCGGCTGGACGTGATGGCGTTCACGGCGGACGGCACGGCGGACGCGCTCAACGGCGGACAAACCGGCGTGTTCCAGGCGGGCACAGTGGTATCGGCGACGGCGGGCGAACCGACCGTGGAATTGTGCGACCTCGCGGAATTCCAAACGATGCTGCTGACGGTCGATCCGATCGTACTGAACCGGGCCTCGAAGTGGTGGATGCACCCGCACGTGCTGGTGCGCATGCTGAGCATCATGGACCTGAACGGGCGTCCGATTTTCCAGACAGCGCTCGAAGCGCCGCTGGGTGCGGTCGGAAGTATCCTGGGTTATCCGGTGATCCTCGGCCTGGCATTGCCCAACGCGAACGTGGCGACCACGCGCGTGGTGGCTTTTGGCGACCCGAATGGGCAAGTCATAGGCATCCGCTCGGACTATGTGTTCGAGGGAAGCGACCATCACAAGTGGAACACTTACGAGCGGAGCTTCCGTGGCACGGGCCGGGCCGGGACGAAGAACCGTCGCGCGCTGGCGTTCTCGGTGTTGCGACTGACTGCTTAATCAAGAGCAAAGGCGCAAAGACGCAAAGAAAATCAAAAGTTATGGCAGAACAAGATAAACAGATCGCGGAACTGAACGCGCGAATCGAGCGGCTGGAAGCAGCGCTGGAAAATGCGCTCAAGAATCCGCCGAACAATCGGATCGCGGCGGGCATCACGGCGCGGCAGGCAATGCGCCTGGAACGCCTGGAAGCGACGCGCACTGAAATCGCGAAGAGCAAGTCGGTGCGTTGCCGCGTCGAGCGGTTCGTGGAAGGCAAAGGCAACTCGCGGGTGAACCAGGCACAGAACATCGTGCTGGGTCCGACGTGGCGCGATGTGTGGCCGAGTGCGCCCACGGAGTTGCGCGTGCGCGAAGATGACAAGGTGGAGACGAAGGCTGACGGCACGCGAGTGGTCGTCAAAGGCAAGCCGATCATCCACACGTTGCCTGAGCGCGTGTTCAAGGCATTGCAACCGGAAGTGGTGCTGGCGGACTAAGGCCTACACGCGGTCAACCATTGAATGAAAAACACTGGTAGGGACGGACGGACGCGAGCGGCGTCGCGTCCCTACCTTTTGGACGGTCGCGAGCGGCGTCGCGACCCTACCTTTTTGAAATGAATCTTGGCCTCGGCAATCTGATTGAGTTGAAGCGTTACCTGCTGGTGACGCCAGGACTCGTCGCCGGGACAGACTTCGACGCGGCGATCACCGCCATTGGAAAGGGCGTGGCCAAGTTGTTCGACAAGTCTTGCGTGCGGAGTTTCGAGCGCGTGGTGGGAGCGGTTGACCAGTGCAGCGCGGATCGCCGGATTTGGATCGTGCGCAAGTATCCACTGGAATCCATCGCGAGTGTGGAGCAGCGCGACAGCATGGCCGGAGGCTGGCAGGCGTTGACGGTGAACGATGTGATCCTGAATCGAGATGATGGGATCGGACTTTTAAAATTTGGGGCGATGCAGGGGACACATCTGAGTCAACTGCGGATCACTTACACGGGCGGGTATTGGTTCGATACCTCCGAAGATGGCAGCGGCGTGGTTCCGGTGGGCGCAACGCAATTGCCCGACGATGTGAAGGAAGCGTGGTTTCTCCAGTGCGCCGAGGTGTGGGCGAAGAAGGACAAGCTGGGCAAGAGCATCACAAAAGACGACACGACGTTCGTGAGCCAGTTGCTGATGAGTCTCGACCTGGTGCCGCTGGTGAAGCAAACGCTGAACGGACATATGAGGTATCAACTGACATGAAGATGGAAAACCAGAACCTGATGAAGCCGGTGCTGGAGGGGAATCTGGCTTGCGCCTTCGCGCTTCGGGAATGGTTGCGGCGCAAGAAGTATCTCGTGTATCGGAAAGTTTATCTAGCGCTGTTGTTCGTGAGCCTCCTTACGTCGGCTGCTACGGGGGCGAGTGTGACGCTGGCCTGGGACGCGAGTGCCGGAGCGGTGGACTACGTGGTGTGGTCTGGGCCAGTTGGTCGGGACTATGACCGGGCAGCAATCACAACGAATACAACGCACACGGTGACGAACCTGGCATCGGGCGCTTATCGCTTTGCGGTGTGGTATTGCAACGGGACGAGCGGAAGTGAAATCGCTGAAGTGACCGCAGTGGTGCGACCGATAACTTTCTGGCTGGAGAAATCCAGCACACTCGACGGGCCATGGCGAGCGATCCACACAAATACAACCGAGGTTGTGGAAGCCAAACAGCAAACGATCTACCACCGCGTGATGATGAAACGCTAATGGACACGATCATCATAGAGCTGAACGCGCAGGCGCGCGGGACGATGGATGCCGTCGATCTCGTGGCGTCGTGGCATCGGCTGGCGCCGCTGATCGCGACCACGATGGCGCTGCAAGATGAAGCGAGCGTGGCCTGGATTCAAGCGAACCGACTCAGCGAGCCTGGGCAATTCACCCTCGGGGTCCGCAGCGGGCGCTTACGCAAATCGTTGAGGCCGCGCAAAACGGTGATTGCGGGCAACGCGGTGATCAGCGGGATCGGATCGAACGTGCGTTACCTGGCTGCGCATGAATTTGGTTTTCACGGGACGGTGCAAGTCAAAGCGCACACCAGGCGTTATGCGCGGATGGCTTCCATCTATCATCGGCTGATGCCCGTCCCGATCAAGGATGCGGAGGCATTGGCGCGGCGATCCAAGAAGGTGAACGCGAAGCTCAAGTTCGGTCAGTCGCAAGTGAAGGCGCACTCGCGCCAGGTGGATATTCCCGCGCGCGCGCCGCTCGCGGCCGGGACGGTGGATCGAATGGACGAAATCTCGGAAGCGGTTTCCGACACAATCGTGGACGCGTTCAAAGTGGGAGGCGAATTCAATCCCACAGGAGGAACGCATGCCTAACGTGGGTGACTTGGAATCGCTGATCCTCGATCAGCAGTTGGACTTCGCCGGGCGGCTCAATGGCGATGCTTATTTTTCGGACATCACGGTGGTTGTCGAGGACAAGGATGACATCACTGAGATGATCACCGGCAAGCTCGTAGAGCTGACGGCCAAGGGCGGAAAGATCGGGGTCGGCGTGATCGTGCAAAGCCCGGAGTGCGACGATGA